AGTCACCAGGCCGAAAGGAAAGAAATGAAAGTCTCAGAACTCCTGACCGAGGGCTACAACGGTGATTGGTCTATTCTTCCTGCCACGATGGAGCTCTACAATCGACGTACCGTCGACATCATCACGGCTGCCAGCACGTGGGACGAAGCAACGATTCTCGTGTGCAAAAACGAAGACGGACGAATTTGCTTCGTTTCCTCCGCCGGCAATGCGATGAGTCATTACGAGAAGGACATTGGCAAGTCATTCTCAACCCATCACGATCAGACAGGTGCTTCAAAGGGCCGTTACACGGTTCTCAACGTCGTTTATGTCAAGGGCGACAAGATCGTCGACAAGGCCAACGACGTCGGCATCGACAAGAAGGCGTCACTCGCAGTCTTCAAGTGATCTAGTTTCAGGATGTTTCATTGGCTCTGGAGAGTTACAATGAGACATGTTGAAGTCAAAGTCTCTCGAAGACATCATCCGTGAGAAAATCAATCTCGGCTACAATGCTAGTACGGGTTGGTACTATGTCAACTGCGAAGTCTGTGGCGACAAACGCCTGAGAGGCGGGTTCAAATTCGATGGTGACACCACAGGATATTCCTGCTGGAACTGCCAATCGAAGTTCAAATACGAAGAAGGCACTGGAAAGCTCTCGCGCAATGCAAGGTCGATCCTCGAGTCTTTCGGCATAACCCGAACCGACCTTCAGCAGATTACTTCCTCACTCTTCCTGCAGCAGGAGGAGAAGGAATCCATTTCGATGGAGTCGCTGACGAAAGTCAGTCTCTTCACACCAGAGGTTGCATTCCCGGATCGCACGTTCAAACTTCTCAGTGAGAATCATGAGGAGCTGCAAGAGCCGATCCTCAACTACTTGATTCAACGACGAATCGACCCACTGAAGACCGAGTGGTACTTCAGTCTCGATCCTAAGATGCTTCGTCGAGTGATCATTCCGTACTGGCGAGACGGTAAGCTCATCTACTGGCAAGCGAGGTCGATCGACGATTCAGTCAAGCCGCGCTACCTGAACTGCGTCGTGTCAAAAGAGGCTGTCATTTACGGGTACGACCGTCTCCATTCCTACGACAACACACCTCTCTTCGTCACAGAAGGAGTCTTCGATGCCGAAATCGTTGACGGCATCTCCATCCTCGGATCATCCCTAAACGCTGCCAAGCTTGAAATTCTGAAGCGCACCCGACGTCGCCTCCTCTTCGTAATAGATAGAGACCGTACTGGTGGTGAGCTAGGAAAATCGGTTCTTGAAAATGGCTGGGAACTGACATTCGTCGATCTACGAGCGAAGGACATCAATGATTCTGTCCAGAAGTTCGGTCTCCCTTTCACCGCCTACAGCCTAGTAAAGAATGCGACGTCAAAAGACAACAAGTTACAATCTAGCATAAGCTTGAACATGGGTCTGATGGAAGCGCGGTTGAGAGGAAGAAGATGAATGATGCTGTACCGCTGATGGATGAGGACGCACAGCGCCTCTATTTGAATTCGATGCTGACAAACCCGGAGCTCTTCACATTGGTGAATGGAGTTATCCGGCCCCAATATTTTGATCCACACCTGGCGAAGGGTGTGAAGTTCATGCAGGAGTATTTTGATGAGAATCGTTCGGTCCCTCCCACCACCGTCTTCACCGCCGCCACGAAGTTGGCAACAGAAGGTGTTCAACTTTACGATTCTGACCTACATTACGTTGCGAAACAGATTGCGGAGTTTTGTCGGTTCCAAGCGTGCATCGAAGTAATCCGTAAAGCGACAGGGAAGGACGGCTATTTCGAGAAGGGTGATCTCGCAACGATGGTCAATGCGATGAAAGAAGCTTCCGAGATCGCTCTAGTTGAAGACTTCGGCATCGATTATTTCGCAGACCCACTCGCTCGTCTCGAAGCAGATGAAACTGAAGACCCAGTCATCTCCACTGGCTGGAAGACCGTCGATGATGTCATCGGTGGTGGCATTGGTTGGCAGGAATTGGTTCTCTTCCTAGCTCCATCAGGCGGTGGCAAATCTGTTTCGATGCTCAACCTTGCATTCAATCTCCTGGCACAAGGCTACGACGGCATCTACATCTCGTTGGAAATGCGCGACAAGAAGGTCGCTCGACGGACTGACCAAATGATTTCGCGCTTTGCATCTGGGCTGATCAACGCGAACAAGACTCAGGTTGCCCACGAGATTCACAAGTTCCACGAAAAATCTGGTGCCGCATTCTTCATTAAGCGATTGCCAGAAGGACGGACTACCGCCCGTGACATCATCGCCTACATCAGTCAGCTCAAATCTGCTAAGAAGATCTGCAAGAATGGTCGGAAGCTAGGCTTTGTGGTGGTTGACTACCTCGACATCATGGGTACTGATCAACGTGGTGTTGGCGACAACATGTTCCTGAAGGATAAGGCAGTCTCGGAAGAGGTTCGAGCCATCGGCTTCGACGAGAACTGCATCATGATTTCTGGTTCTCAATTGGAGAAAGGAGCCACTCAACTCATCAACGACGGTAAGAAGATGCACCAAGGCAATGTACAAGGTGGTTCGTCGAAGACGAACACTGCCGACTTGATGATCGCAACTGTCAAAACGGATGCGATGCACGAAGCAGGTGAATACCGTTTCGAATTCCCGAAAGCTCGTAACTCAGATGCCGGCACCAAGCAGGTGACGATGTCGTGGAATAAAGTAACGCTCAAGATCTCTGACATGGGAGAGAAAGGTCTTGAGTTCAAGCCGAAAAAGGGCATTCAAATGACGGATGGCAAACCAGGTGCCACCAAAGCCAGCCTGAATGACCTGACCCGCAAGTTCCAGGTCGAAGATAAATAAGGTCTGGAGCAATCCGAATATCCCATAGGAGAGAATCATGGAACAAAACCAGCAACCACGTACTATCAACCTCGACGGCGTTTCGTACGAAGTCGATCAGTTCAGCCCAGGCGTCCAGCAGGCCGTCTCGATCTACAATCGATTCGCACTGCAGCTGCAAGACCAACAGCTTGAGGTCATGAAGACCCAGGCTGCTCTGCAGCAGGTCGGCAACCAGATTACGGAAGCCGTCAAAAAGGAACTGGCAGAAAAGGACAAGAAGTCTGAAGCTGCCAACGGCGAAGACAAGGACGTAGACGACGAAGGTAAGGACGAAGATCCGACGGTGCAGTAATGGTTGACAGCATCAGGAAGTGGATGGCAATCACCTGGGTGGTGATTACCCACATTCTCCTGGCGCTGTCAGAAAGCTGGAAGGGCATAGCAGTCATCCTCGCGATAGGAATCCTAATCGGGTGGCTGCTCTTCCGGTAGCATTAGTTCGCAAATAAGCGAGGGCAAGGAGACAGGTTCTCCTTGCCCTTTGTCATAAATAGGTCGCAAACAATCGAATTACGATGAGCATCCAGCACCTAGAAGATCTACCTCTGAACGACTTCATTGGAGCCGTCAAGAACATCGCTAACATGCACGCTTCCGAGAAGCTTGATGGGGCGAATCTCTGGATGGGGCTCGATGGAGAAGGTAAGCTGTTCACATCACGTGAAGGCAAGAGCAAGCGAGCCACCCGCTTTTATTCTGACGAGGAATATCCGAATTTCGCGGCCTACAACGGTTTCCGATCCGCCCACGCGGCGTTGATGGCGAAGTACGATGACATCAGCCGGATCATGCAACCTGACCAAATGGTAGAGCTCGAGATCCTGTACGGTCGCCAACCAAATGCTGTGACCTACGGCGCCGATGACAAGTCGTATATTGCTTTTCTTCGTGGTGTCAACGGCACGCCAGATGTAATCGCTGACCAACTGTCGATGGCCCTCGGTGGCACGTCAGTGAAAGTCTCGACGAACATCATCGACACGACGGATGGCGAAGATCTCGAAGAAGCACCGACTGATGTCACGTGGCAATTCACTGGCGCTCAGGTCATTGATCCATCGAAACTGAAGGATGTCAAGCTCGACAAGCATCTCGATGAACTCGTCAAATATCTGGCTGAGCCATCCGGTATCAAGGATTTGACAAACGCTGACCTCATTAGCACATCGCTGGGATCCATCTCGAAAGACATTCGCGATGATGCTAAGTTGAAGAAGTCTGCTGTGATTGCAAAGATCATGACTGACTTCAAACTGCCAATCAAACGAGAGCTGCTCGACAAATACGTTGCCAACATCAAGCCTGCCCTCTCAGCGCACGATGTGACGAGCGATGAGGATCTCGGCATCGAGGGTGTTGTCCTCCGGGATCCGACCACCGGCAATCTCGTGAAGCTTGTCGACAAGGATGCATTCACAACCATCAACGCGTTCAACCATGCGGTTCGGAATCAGATTTCGAACGTCACGAAGACCCTAGACCCCGATGCGCCACTCGAAGCCCGAGGCGGTATCACCGGTGTCATGAAGACCCGCATCGCTGACCTGCTGGGTAACGTTGAACTCGCTCGAGGTTCTACCGCAAAGCGAGCTCTCGAGAAGGTGAAGGGCAAGAATCCTGTCGAGACGATCAAGAATTTCTCAGCACAGTTAGAGATTGACGACTTTCTCGGGATGAAGCGAAAGCTTCTCTCCATCGTACAGCAAGCAGCCGCTGACATGCGCTCGATGCTGAACGACTTCAAAGAGAACAAGGACAAATTCCAACTCAAGTTGAAGAACGGTCGAATGATCGGCATCTCGCCAGAGATTGAGAAGCGAACCCTCCTCGTTTTCGCTGAGTCTCGGCGGAACATCGTTGAGCTCTTCGACAAGCTCAAGAAGACCAGCACCGTTGCCCAAGTCATTGCAATTCTATACGGTGGGCTGGCCAAGCAGGTGCATGAGACCGAGGATGCAGATGACCAGCCACCAAACCCTGGTGTTGCTGAATCCCTGCTCGAGAAGAAGTACGACACTGACAAGCATCGTTACAGTGGCAAGGACGCCTGGAACATCCTCAACATCTACTTCTCAACCGTCTTCATGGCTGTCGTCATCTACGAAGCCAAGGACGCTAAGGGCATTCGAATGCTGAGGGATAAGACGCACTATAAACTCACGGGTTGGGATGCCCAGATGTCACCCCTGAACTTCTGGGGATATCCTGTTTGGCGGTCCTCTACACCTGCGGTGAAGAAACTGATCGGAGTAAAGGCAGCTCAGATGCTGTTCCGCTTCGCTCGTCGGGTCCCGCCATCAGGATCCCGCTTCCTCCACATGGATCTCAGCTTCGGTAAGGACGCGCCGATCGATTGGACAGATCATTACAAGACGATGAAAATTCTTCAGCAGTTTGACGGAATGAATACCGACCGCATAAATACGCTGATGAATGGGGTGTTCACTTTCGCTGCCTCCGATCACGATACACAGGTCAAGACCATCTCGAAGCTGTTCTACTACGTGAACCAGTTCATCCCGGCTTCTCCTTTGTTTACGCGTATCAAGGCGATCCAAGACGAACTCCTCATCAACGCAAACGGAGAAAACGATCAAATGGTGCAGGAACTGAAGCTGCTTGGCGCGATCAACGCACTCGTTGAAGACGAGGTTGATCCTGCTGCAGCGCAAGCTACCCAATCCACTGGCGGCATGGTCGATCTCGCAACAAGAGCGGCTGACGCTAATCCGTCGAAGGATGGTGGTGACAAGCCGATGCAAATGCGGAAGCGCAAGACTGAGAAGCGGAAACGCAATCCTGATATCAAGAGAGCGAAATTCCCTAAGCCAGAAGATGCGACCGTGTAAAGGAACCCCATGAGCTTGCTCAATGACATCAACGAAGCTGTACCAACCACAACCGCGGATTGGGATATTTCTGAACTGAAGGCTTGGAAAGAACGTTTTCCAAAGTCTAAGAGCAGCACTGTCAAAGAGTTCCGCGCTGAATTCTCAAAGTACCAGTACCGCCGCCAGGACGATGTAGTATCGCTCAAGCTAGGCGAGGGTCCAACATTTGCGGACCTCTTGGACCATGTGAAGGGTGACAGTCTCCTCGAACTCGTGACGAGCGCGAAAACGCAGACCGACCTCAAGAAGTCTGACGCAACCGATGCTGGTGCATCGGACGTTATCGACAAGGCCAAGGCAGGCGGCGACATCTCCTTTTCGCTGATGCGCAATACCATCAACGCAAATGGCGGTGTTACAGGTTCTGACGTTGCGAACTACATCGAGAAGGCCGAAGAGCTGAACGATGAAGTGGACACGGTGCCGTTCGGTCTTGAGACCGATGACGGTCAGATCGTAAAGGTCTACGTGAATGCAGAACAGGCTGATGCATTCGAAGATGCCATGAAGCAGATGCTCGGCATGGAAGATGACATCGAGGAAGCTATCAACCGTCTCACAACTGAATTCGACATTGTTGACGTTGTCTGGCCAACCGCTCCTGATGGAGAAGGTGAAGACGATCCTGACGCTGACCTCACTCTCGATGATACTGCCAATCTCGAACTGGATCCTGAGGACGAGCAAGACTTCGCTGATGACAACTACGACGTCATCGCAGCAGCCGACGCAAAGGCTGACAAGAAGAAGGACGATGAGGGTGACGACGAGATCGACACCGCTGCAGCTGCCGACGCTGAGGGTGATACAGACGCTGAGGAAACTGACGGCGACTCCGATGCCAAGGGCGACGAGGAAGACGATAAGGAAGAAGGCGACGACGAGGAGAGTGATGACAGTGAAACAGACGAGGACGGCAAGCCAAAGAAAAAGAAGAAAAGAAAGAAAAAGGCTCAGCCTCCTGAACCCGTTGAAGACGAAGAGACTCCAGCTCAAGAAGGACTTACCCCCAAAGGTCGCCTCCTCGTAGAAGAGAAGGAGCATGAGACCGATTCGCCCTCTATCGCTGCTGCAATCAAGAAGATGACATCGAAGGGTCTTCACATCAAAGCGATGGATGAAGGCGACAACAACACCGTCTACATCGAAGACGATAAGGGCGATGAGTACGTCATGCGTAATGACAGGGTTCTCACAAAAGAAAAGCATGGCAAGAAACTCACCAGCTACAAGAAATCAAAGACCTCGATCGAGGAAACTGAACAGGAGAAAAACATGACACTAGGTTCAAACTTCCTCGCGCGAGTATTGCAAGAGGCAGCCCCCGAAGACAAGGACGGCGTGAAGGACGGATTCAACATCCCTCTCGACTCGCAGGCCCGTGCCCTCACAGCGAAGCTCAAGCTTCCATTCGCAAAGCGCCTCATTGCATTTCACGTCATGTGCGGCGTACCAGGTCGCTACCTCAATTCTGAAGATGCTGAGGATTCTATTGCCGGTGCAGCTGACATGCTTCGAAAGCGTGTCTCAGTTCGTCGTGCATTCCTCGCCCTCTATGACGGCCTGGCAAATGCAAAGGGCTTCGCAATCAAGGAACCTGAAGGTGCACCTGTTGCAGAAGCGAAAGATGAAGATGGCAATCAGAAGTACACAACCTACGCTGCATGGAAGCGTGCTCTGAAGAAGGCGTATCCAGAATCGTGGATCGACGGCGATGCAGACATCGCCAACGGCATGCTAGGTCCAAAGCCATTCAAGCGCGGTGAGACGAAAGGTGTTGGTGAATGGGACGGCTCTGAAGGCTGGCTCAAGAAGGTGAAGACTCAGGTTTCCGAAGCCAAGCAAAAGCGTGGTTCATTCCTCCAGAAGCTGCTCGAAACTGTGCTGATTGAACTCGGTCTGCCGCAATCTCTCGTCACAACAACCGGCCCATCGGCAGTCGGCACTGGCATCTATCGCACGGCTGAATTGATTGAAGCCGATGCTGAACTCGAGCGCGCTCTCCGTTTGCTTGCAACCCGTCTCGGCGTCAAGCAGACTGATGCAGCTTCGCAAGTCGAGGAAGCCAAGAAGTTCGACGAGAAGAAGCCAGCCACAAAGCCAGCACCTGTTGTCGGCAAGAAGGCACCGATGCTCGGCAAGAAGATGGATGTTGACAAGCTTGACGACAAGGTCAAAAAGCCAAAGCGTGTTGCTGAGGGTCATCAGTGGACGCGTCTCTCAGCGCTGACTCAAGAAGCAGTTGACGTCGGCAACGACGACTTCGCGCAGGCTGTCACTGGTCTGGTCTCGGCCCTCGGTATTCCCGACGATGTTCTTGAACGTCGCCGTACCCAGATCGTGACTGCACTTCGTCAGAAGAAGGCAACCCTCCGCAATCGCGCACAGGTTCTCACCATGATTGGACGCCTATCGGACATCATCTCGAAGAACACTGTTGCAAAGGGCGGTCAGCCAGACGTTGATACGGATGATGATAACGCCACACAAGGCACTACTGGAACTCGTTAATGTCCCTGTTCCTGGAAATCGCTGGCGAGAAGAAAGAGGATCCGCCAGGTGACGTCACGATCGACAAGGATAAAGATGTCGGTCCGACGGTGCCTGACGGCTGGTCTATTGGCCATTTAGCCAATCACGGCCTGATTCTCTCTTGCGACGGTTTCCAGTTGCGTCTCGATATCGACCAACTCAGTCGCCTCTACGACATCGCAGAGAATGGCGAGCCAGACGAAATTCGTGATCAGAACGGCCACGTTGTTCTCGTTGAACCGACAGATGACTCTATCGTCCTGACTCGCGTCAACGACGAAGTCTACCCATCTGGCGTCGTTCTTGATCTTGACACTCTCAAAGAAATGGGCATCGAACAGGGAGAACCTGAAGATGCACCAGCTGAAGAAGATGAGGATGTTACAATTGACGAAGGAGTTAAGACTGCTTATCGTCGATCTGGCAAGAAGATCAAGAAAGGATTTCGCGTCACATCAGGATATCGGAAAGGTCGTGTTGTTGCAAAGATCAGCACCGCCTTCAAACCTCGGCCGAAAGCTTCTACTCGAATGAAGCTCTCAATTGCAGGTCGTCGAAAGAAGATCATGCGAGTTCTGAAGTCCAAGCGCACTCGGAAGAAATCCATCAGCAAGCGTCTGCGTAGGTTGAATCATACATGAAGATCTCTGAACTCCTAGAAGCCCGGGGTCTCGCCCAGCAGAATTTGTTCGATGAATTGTGCACAGACTTTGGCATGTTCATCTCGTTGAACATGGCCAAGATTGATCAGGATGCAGTTGATGTTGAGGGTAAGAAGCAGTTATCAGATATGCAAAAGCATCTGCGCGCACCTGCAATCAATGGGGAAACCTTCGCTGAAGCGATTGGCAATAAGAAGCTGACGACATCACCAACTGGTCGCGCTGCTATTCTGAAATGGATCTACGAAGCGCTCGTGTACATTGAACCGCGTCTCAAGAAGTTCCTCACTGAGAATGGCAAGCGAAAATTCCTAGCACGTCTTGACGCTGTGAAGCAAAAGTATAAAGACCTGGTCGCAAAGCAATGAAGGTCAATGAACTCTTAGAGGCTAAGAAGGATGACGACGAAGACGAGGAAGACTGGTCACATCTGAAGAGCTTCAAGGAACATCACTACAACGGCCGGATCTGGTGCCGTGGTGAAGACGCCGATGCAATCCTTGAACTTGTGCATGATCCAATTGATAAGCTGCAGCCTGGCGATATGAGCATCTGGCACGACTGGTTATCTGATCACACGTATGAAATTACATTCACGGCAGATGACAACGATGCGATCAAACGGGTTCTCGATCGAGTGAAGAAGAAGTTTCCACGAGCGCATCTCTTTACTGCATATGTGCGTGACAATCAAATGATTCGGCACCAAGACTGGAAAGACTATTGAGCTTCACATACCCAGAGCTTTCGACTGTCAGCCATAATGGACAGCGCTGGTACGATTGCCCAAAGGGCTTCTACCCCTCCATCACAACGATCCTTGGTGCAACAGAGTCACCTGAAAAGGTAGCGTCTCTTGAAAATTGGCGCAACTCTCTCGGTCATGCAAAGGCCGCTGAAGTTTCAAAGAAGGCAACCGATCATGGAACAAATGTTCACCTACTCGCCGAACGCTATCTCAAGGGTGAGAATGTTCAAGCAGAAATTGGAGGTCTTCCTGTTCCTCAGCCTGATCTTGCTGCTTTTCACGCTTTGCGACTCAAGCTTGATAAGATCGACGAGATCTGGGGTCAGGAAGTTGCGCTCTACTCTGAGACGATTGAAGTCGCCGGACGATGTGATCTAATTGGAAAATACAAAGGCAAGCCAGTCATTATTGATTTCAAGACGTCCTCGAGAATCAAAAGCCGCAAGGACATCGGGAATTACGAGTTGCAGTTGGCCTTCTACGCAATCGCGCACAACGAAATGTTCGGCACCGACATCGATACTGGTGTCATCCTGATGGTGGCGGAAACAGGTTTCCCTCTAGAATTCAGCGTAATCCTCTCCGAACACTACGAAGAATTAGGAAAACGTGTGGAACGGTTCTGGTCTAAGGCCATAAATACTGCTGCATGAACAGGAGGCTCCCACATGGACCCAAAAGAAACAAACGAGATGGACGACAGCTACGCTGATGGCGGTTACGCCACGATGGTCAGCCTACCAGCTACACCAATCTCGACACCCGATTCAACAGTCACGACTGTCACATCGAGCGCACCCGTCAAGAACGTTACGGTCTATGCACAGAGCATCAATGCAGTCTCGTACGGAGATGATGATCCGATTGTTGCCTTTGACTGCGTCTTCTCCGTCGGCATCGTCTGCCCAGATACTGGCAGTACGAAGACTTATCAGGTCGTCAAGCGTATTGGTGTTGATCGCCAGAAAATGGCGGCTGACGCTGAATCGACGACACCAGTTTCAATCGTTGAGGCCCGCAAGCCGGAAGAAAAGGGCAAGTTCCTGACGAACACGGCCCGCCTTCGTGCCCTTGCTGGTCTCAAGTAAGGGATCACCATGGCAAAGATTGTTATCATTGCACCATCCGATGTTGATGTCACCGACGCTGTCAAGCTTTTGAAGAACAATGGCAACGACGTTGATGTCGAAGCGCCTGAAGCAAAATCAATCCTCCACATCGTTCTCGGCCTGTTCGGCGCCAACGCATACGGCTTCGGTTCTGACTATGCAATTCCACCACCAGGTGGCGTCGGCGGTGGACTGCCACCTCCTGATGGCGAACCACCTGCTGATGATGAATCAGCAATCGAAGATGAAACGACAGATGATGGTACAACCGATGACCTCGACAATCAGGACGACATCGACATTCCTGATGAAGCTGCCGCTGACGACTTCAACTTCGAATCAGTGACTGTTGATGGCGAGACCGTCAATGGTACTCTTGTTGAAGATGAGCATTCGACTCTTGTTGTTAGCGAACTTGACGTCGGTCCGAAGACCACATACAAGCTGAACGAATCGAAGTTCAGCTTCTGGCCTGCTGACCAGCAGAAGCCAATGCAGCGCGTAGATGTGGGTGCGCAAAAGTGGCACACATCTCTGGAAGTGCAGGTTGTTCTCGGTGAAAAGCCTGAGCTTCGCGTTGGCAAGGACCTTCAGGAAATCTTTGAGTGTGAATGCGAGAAGCTCAAGGGCGTGCCAAAGAAGAAGCGAGCCAAACCAGAGGTTGATGACAAGAAAGCATAATGGCAGACAAGCATACACATAGTCCATTTCATGTCGTTGAGGATTTTATTTCCCCAGCAAACTGCGAGAAGATTGTAGCCGAATACGGCATCAGTGTTCCTTCGCTGACTGAAGATGGACGTCCACTGAAGAATGAGCGCTTCATCACTGATGTTGAGCTCGTCACACTTTTGCAGGACAAAATTCTCGAACATGGTGCGGACATCCAATCGCGTTACCAGGCCCTCATCAAGGGAATGGACAAGCCCCACTTTCAACAGTACTTCGAAAATCCGAAGAATCCTTGCGAGCTCCACGGTTGCGAGAACGCAAAGTTCATTCGCAAGAAGTGGGTCAAGGTAAAAGACGTCGACCTAGTTGCCTACGTCTGGCTCAAGGATTACGGTGGTGGAGTGCCGCTGGATCCTCGTCACGAGGTGTATGGTGGCAAGTTGGAGTTTCCTGCCTACAACTTCAGCCTGGTTCCGCAGCGTGGCACGATGATCATGTTTCCAGCGGGACCACACTTCATCTCTGCAATCTCACCTGTTCTGGTGGGATCACTCGAGCAAATCAAGTTCTCCTTGAAGCTCACCAACTCTGACGAATCGATGTGGCTCTACCAGCCTGAGCGATTCCCTGGCGACTACACAACCTGGTTCGAATGATGAAGATCAAATCTAGGGAGAAAGAAATGGCATCACTGGCAGACATTGGGATTCCTGGCGTTGGCTCCGGGATCCTGCATCCAACCATGAAGAACCGGTTCCGCTTCAAGCTCACAGGTGAACGATACAACCTCATCACGATGCAGACGACTTCGGTCAGCCTGAACATGGTCACACAGACCGTCGTGCTGACAGTAGAACAACCAGCGACTCATGCGCAAGACATGCTTGACATGATTCAGGATCTGGCTGGCGGCAAATTCACAACAAGCTTCAGCATCGATCTGATGGATGGGAACGACACTGCATACGGCCAAATCACTGGCTTCCTGCACATCATTGATCACGCTCTCGAATTCGACTACGCGTCGAATGGTACAGCAGAACACGTCATCACGTTCAAGTACATTCGTTCTGCGTGACGCATGAAGCGGATGCTTTCGGACGAGTCGAAAAGCGACTACGTTCACCGCATCCGTGATGACCTAGGGTTGACCATGGTGGGGCGTGGCTTTAATGCGCATGTCTTCCAACACCCTGCTATTGATGACATGGTCGTGAAAGTTGTTGTCGATCATGACAAGGGATACTTCTACTATTTTCGGTGGGTCCTGAAGAATCAGAACAACCCATTTGTGCCGAAAATCTACGACATCCGTAAGATACAATGTACAAATCCAGAAGCAGATGGACCGAAATACTCCATCATCTTCATGGAGAAGCTGGAACACATTGACGATTACGAATACCATGAATTCATGGCTGAGATGGAGTGCATTGATCCCAAGCACTACACGACAGATGACATCGCACACGCCCGTGATCACTCACGCAACGATCATCTCCGAGCCGTATTGACACACCTTATGAATCGACCGACGAGTATCGATTTCCACAAGGGCAATTTCATGAAGCGTGGGAAGCAGATCGTAATCATCGACCCGCTAGTTGGCTGTTAGTACTTTTTCCACTCACCAGCTGTCGAGGAATCACCAGCCCATTCGTAGACCTCATTGGTCTCGGCCAACGTGCCGTCGTATCTCTCACCGTAATTGACGTAGATGATGGATCGGGATGGTCCAGATCTTTCTGTGTTTGGTGAATCTGGAAGGCCATCACCACCTGTCAGGTAGGTGTCGCCAAAGGCGGTCATCACTGGATCATCAACACCGTCATCCTGTGCATCGAACTTGACGGCAGGTGGTAGAGCCGGTGTTGAGGGGTCTGAGGAAGCTGGTGTACCTGATCGTGGCATCATCTCGATCCACGGATCATTTACATTGATCGCTTCACGCAAGGCTGCTGGATCCCAGCCGGTAACTGGTACGCCGGGCGTCGAGGGGTCTGACGACGTGGGTGTCACCGTAATTGACGCCAAATCATACACCCGAACTCTCGGTTTGAAAACAATCACACTCGTTGGTGTGATTTCCGATTGCTTCGGGGTGACTTTGGTGGCCAGTTTACTACCGTATGTAAACAGCTTCGAAAACGCGAAACCCCCGAGCGTGCCAGTGACAGTTTCACCGGGCGCTATTTGCAAACTAATGCTAATTATCTGCGCTCTCGGTGTGGTAGTCAGCTGATCTACTTGAATTCTTTCGTTCCAGTTGAGCGCTTGTTCGAGGATCTCGACTTCGACCGGTCCTGTGACATTCTCTCCGAAAAGAGTATTGTGGTTTGTGACAACAAGCTTACCGTGTGGTCCATCAGAGCTAGTCCATTCAACCAGTTGGATTGAAATGTTGTTCCCCTTGCCACCTGGATCTCTTGCTCTAAAATACGTGCCGCCAATGAAGAGACGAGCTCTTCTCGTGGATCTTCCACGCAACGTCGGGTTGGCGCCTCCAACAGCCGGGCGATACGCGTAGGTCGGCATGAATCCATTTGGCATCAGCTTTCAGCCTCGACTGAACCTGATCCTGAGACGGCAACTCCATCATGCGTAGACTTGCCGCACTTATGAGGTCGTATTCGCGTGATGTTCTTCAACGCGACAGGACTTCCATTGACGAAGACGGTGGTGGACCATGGACCGATAAATACGGTCGGTGGAAAGCAACCATGACCAGTCGTCGTATTCGCTTTCTGTGTGACAATCGGCATGCCATTCGAGAAGACATCACCCGACCCACCGCCGGCATGGTCTCCACAGCTCACTAGATCGCCAATTCGTACAATTGCACCCATCGTCTATTTAGATCCTACATGAACGGTATTCTCCCAACATTCGGGGTCAGCACTCAAATTGAGGTTGATCTCGACGCCCGTCTCCCCGAAGATCCTCTGATGTTCGCTGTCGATTGCTCGAAAGCTGGTCTCTACGTTCAGTATTTCACACGCGATCATCGATTGTGGGCTCGTGTCGCTGGTCCGCTGGACACCGTCCTGGATTTTCAAGCGACACTTTAGGCGGCCTGATCCTCATTTACACCAAACGATGGTGGGATACCCTTCTGCGACAAGACATTGCGGAGCATTCCAGGGCTGAGAACCGTCGTATCGAACTGCATGCCACCGGCTTCCCAAGCTCGAGCGGCAGTCTCTGAGCAGACAGCACCCTTCGTTGAACCTTCAACATTCTTGATGCCGAAGAACTCCTTCAGCATGATCTTTGGCAGATCGCTGAATGCGTAGCCTTCAGTCAGACCGTCGAGCATGTAGGTGATGATCTTCGCTGCATCGAGGTTGTCTGGTTTGGAAGTGACCTCGAACTTGACATCCTTGAATTTAGACAGGTTGACAAGTCGTCGACCCACGCCAACAGCTTCGCATAGCATCAATCGTCGATCACCAGTGTCGGTCGTCATCCACATTGCGATGCCGCTGTGGAAAATCTTGGAGCCGACAAAGAAGCCGATCGGTACGGTTTCAAACTTGTGGAGGAAGGTCTCTTCGTGGGACTTGAAGAAACTCAACAAGTCACCGTCTTTGATCATCGTTCGAGAGACGTCATAGCCTACCTGAATTTTCGGTGGCGGTGCTGTGATGATCTTGTCCATATGAGAGCCTTACACTGAGACTGACTTTGCGTATTGGCGAACCGTCTCAACTCGATTCATCCAGCCATTCTGAAATACGCTTTTCTTTGGGTCTTCCTTGACCTTGTTCAGGAGATATGCCTTGAATGCATCGCACAGTGGATCGACAGCTGCGCTGTCAGATAGTGAACCGATGTTGGCGCTGTTAATAATTGAATTCAAACCACCTGGACCACAGAGATAGCCGATATTGAAGGCAGCGATGGAGCAGCGTGGCTTAGTTGCGGCAAGGCTCGATGGCTTGCCCTGCCAGTATTTCGAGTAGGCAACGTCGCGGGCGTTCTGATACTTTACGTCCTCGATGTTCATACCCTTGTTGAACTTCTGGGCAACACCGAATTTAGTCGTGCCACCAGGATCTGCTGGATGGTTGACGAAGCCAACGGCCTTCTTGTGTGGCACGGTGTCGATGAGACCATCAAGAGTCGATTGTACCGTTGGTGGCGTGACTGTCCAGCCGCTTACTTCTGTCTTCAACGTCAGATTCCAAGCAAGCTCGAATGGATCATTCGTTGTCGGCACTGGAGCAGGTGTCACTGTTGCAGCATCTGGCGCTGTTGGTGTCGGATAATTGGGGCCGAAGGCGGCACAGCCTGACGTCTTCGCATCGACATTCGCTGGTGTCAAGACTGCATTGAAGTTATTGACTTCAACTTTGCCAGGCACCGCATTATTAGATGCATCAGTCTGCGTCGCAACTGCATTGGATCCTTTGATCAGCGGCAGTGGATCGATTGGTGTATCGTTTGGCAGTCTGCATTCAAAGTGAAGGTGATTGCCGGTGCTTGAACCAGTCGTGCCTTCTTTGGCAATTTTCTGACCAGCTGAAACCTTCTGCCCGACTTGCACGTATGACTTATCCAAGTGCATGTAGACCGTCGTGCATAGGTGTTTGCCAGCACCATTCAGGTGCTTGACCTTTACCCAATTGCCAGCTGTGGAGGAATATGCAGAGAAGATCACCTCACCATCAGCTGCTGCAACAACATCGCCCTGATGCCGATCCTCATATTTGAAATCGCAGCCATTGTGTGGCTTCACGATGTTGTAGACTGGGTGCAATCGCTGTGCTGAGAAGCGAGAATTGCAGATGGCTCCAGGTAATGGGTGCGTCAGCTGGATGTTGTCAGAGGCATTCGACGCACCGTCAGGTGAGAAGACGTAGCCCTTGTTGTCGATTTCACCAGTCGCGTCGAAGGCTGCTACCGTGCAACGGAACTGCTGCTTGAAATCCCGAGTTCGAAAGGTTCCGTGAAGATGAAGAGTTGGTCCAGAAGAGTAGTTATCATTGTCCACACGAACAGGATCGTTGTGATTGTAACCAGGATCTTGAGGTAGGTTATTGGCAGCAGGATGGAGCCACGCTGGTGTTTGTCCAGCATCATCCTTGATTTCCCATCGCGTAGGTGTTCGCTTGGTGGGCGATGCTGGCGTATCCTGCATCTTAAAAATGATATCGACGGTACCATCGGCTTTCATCGGAATTTGGGCATTGTCAATCTTGTTCTCGACGTTGCCTGTTGCATCGTCTTGCTTGCCCGTTGGATTGTTCGCTGTCGCCATGTAGCATTCAGCCGATTCACCGCGCAGCATTGGATTATCCGCAATGCCGGTTGTTGTATCAGGAGATCCACCAATTGTGATTACTGGTGCTGGTGGGCAGCAGCTCATCTAGACCTCACTGAGAACGAAGACGCTCGATAGGCGACGTGAATCGAGAAGAAGTAGGCGCAGAAGCTGGTGTCGCGGCTGTCTGCGGGCGAATGACTCGATTAGCGTCAGGAGTTGCTGGTGCGGTTGGCGTGACAACTCGCATCTGACCAGCTTCATTTGTTGTGACTGGCTTCTCGTAGAAGTTCACCAATGTCTGAATCATCGCCTCGAGATTGGCAACATATTCTTCCGTGTTGTTGATGAACTGCGCGATTTGCGTGTTCGTCGCTACCTTTGGATTTGCCAATGCAGGTGGCAAAGGTGGCAACGTCTTCAACGCATCAGGTGCAGTTCGAACGATGTAGTCCTTCTGAACCAGAACTTCAGTCGACTTGAATGGGCTAGTAGCGCAACCTGCAAGAGCAAGCGCAGTGATGACGATGAGAGTCTTCATTGGCGAACCGACTTTCCGGCAGGAGCTGGCGCAATATCTGGCGGGGTAATGCCACGACGGCGATAGCGGTCTGCCTGTACTTCTGAAACGATAGTGCCAAGAACTGGTGCTGCCTGCGCCGAGTTTGCTGGCAAGCTGGCGCCACTGAGAATGATGGTCTCGCGTGCACCGCTGTTGACCTTGTTCGTGTTCTTGGCGGCCTGCAAAGTATTTAGAGCTTGATTTGTAAGCTCTTTCTCCTGCTCCAACCTCGTGATAGTCGCTTCATTTGCCTTCGCTGCAGCAATTGCCTTGTCGCGGGCAACAGCAGCTTCATCACGCTGCGCGATTGCTTGATCACGCGCGGCTTCTGCCTTGTTGAGATTGATCTTTTGGACGGCTGCCCAGGAACCCAGGGCAAGAAGCAACGCAATGACGACAAGGCCCTTCACACCGCCGATGAGACTAAGAAAAGCTGCCATATGCGTATCTCCTATGTGAGGTCAATCACTTGACGGATCTGTCTGGTCTCCATCATTCACAGCGAATGCGAATTTGTATGCGCCGACAGCTCGAACTTTGCCAGCAAAAGCTGTCGAGAACTGCACCTGTATTGTGTTCTCGTCGACGAAGATGACCGCCTTTGGAAGGATTTTCTTCTCAACGCCACTAACCATCACTATGACATCAGTGACCGGATAGGTTCCAAGATTGTGCACGACGTTCCAAGTAGAGGACGGCGTAGACTGAACGTGAGTGTAGTTATTCATCCTGCTGCTGTCGCAAATCCGGCATGCGCCGTTGAGAAGTTGACATTGACGGTATCAGGATCGACGTACACGACGCTAGCTGGCAGAATCTTCTGCATCGCACCGTTTGCGAAGATGTAGACATCAATGATGGGATACGTCTTCAATCCATGCGCAATGACCCACTGCGTCGCTGCGTCATCTTGCACGTGGCGATAGAGTCCTGATGGTTGGATTTGAAGCGGCATGTTAGATCAGCTTTGCAATACCCACATACGGCTGCGCGAAGGCAATCGT